GCCCCGGCCCTCCCCACCGCCCGCCATTACGAAGCCCTGACGTCGGCGTCCGAAGCCCTGAGCGCCGCCCTCGACGGTCTGCGCGACAACCTTCCGACCGACCTGCTGAGCGAAGAGATCCGTCAGGTCATCCGCCATCTGAGCGGCGTCACCGGGCAGGACATCGTCCCGGAAGAGGTCCTCAAAACCATATTCTCGAAGTTCTGCATCGGAAAATAGGTCGTCATTTTTCCAATTAACCAAAACGCCATTTCGCCAGCACATCATCGGCATATAAACAGCAATAACAAAGCTATTTACAGTTTTATCTGCCAAACAAAATTTTCTCATCTCTTTGCTGTACGGATGCAAATAATTTGTTACTTTTGTGTTGCTATTCTGTTACTCGGCCAAAATGAGTAACAGAAGTAACAAAAATCATTCAACGCAAAAGGATATGGCGGAGATCAAAGAACCGATCCGGATCAGGCGCAAGAAGCTGACGAACGGGAACGTCAGCCTCTACCTCGACATCTACCTGAACGGAAAGCGGGAATACGAATTTCTGAAACTGTACCTCATTCCCGAAAAGACAAAAGCCGACAGGGAGGCGAACCGGCAAACCCTCCAACTCGCCAACTCGATCAAGGCACGGCGCATCGTCGAGGTGCAGAACGGCGAGCATGGCTTCAAGTCGGCATATGCCTCCGACACCCTCTTCTTCGACTACTACCGTGCGATGTGCGCCCGGCGGCTCGGAGCGGAGAGTACCGGAAATTGGGGGAATTGGAAATCATGCCTGAAACACCTCCAAAAATACGAGCCGAACGAGCGGATCAGATTCTCGCAGATCACGCAGGAATGGGTGCAGGGATTTCGGGACTATTTAGAGAAAGATGCGTGTGCGTGGAGCTGCGACGAGCGGGATCGCATCAAGGATCATCCGCTGTCCCGCAATTCACGGGTCAGCTACTTCAATAAACTGCGGGCCTGCCTGAATCAAGCATACGAGGATCGCATCATACCTATCAACCCCATGAGGGGCGTCGAGGGTTTCAAGGCCGAAGAGGGAACACGCATGTACCTGACCATCGAAGAGGTGCAGCGGCTCGCTCAAACAGAATGCGAATATCCGGCCATCAAGCGGGCGTTCCTGTTCTCCTGCCTGACGGGACTGCGCCGCTCCGACGTGATCCGTCTGACATGGGGCGATGTGCATCAGCAGGGAGAGTTCACTCGGATTATCTTCAAACAGAAGAAGACCAGCGGACAGGAATATCTCGACATCCCGCCGCAGGCCGCCGAACTCATGGGCGAGCGCGGCAAGGACGCCGAGCATATCTTCCCCGACATCCACTCTCCGAGTTGCACCAACGAAACGATCAAAAGGTGGGTATTGCGGGCCGGAATCCATAAGGATATAACCTTCCATTGCGGCCGCCACACGTTCGCGGTGATGATGCTCGACCTCGGAACCGATATTTATACGGTCAGCAAGCTACTCGGACATCGGGAGCTATCGACCACGCAGATTTACGCAAAGGTGCTCGACAAGAACAAGCAGGCGGCGGTCGCCAAGATACCCGACATATTCTAACGAAGAAAGGCATCGGTTTCGATGCCTTTTTCTATTGCTGGAACATCATGCCCCGTCCGGTCAGGAGCCATGTCGCGGATATGCCGCAATCCCGAACCAGCGGAACGAGCCATCCGACCTCGAAATAGCCACGATTGCGGTCTTTACGCTGCGTATAGAAATGAGGCGGAGCTATCGAATTATCCCGGCAATATTCGGCGATACTCTTTATCAGCCGATTCTGTACGGCAATGTCGAACGCCGTGAAAAACCGCTCCATAATAGCCAACGTATTGTCGCTGTAAACCCGTCTGCGGCTCATTTCTTCTTCCCCTTGATTAGCGTCTTTTCCTCCGATTTAAGCCGTCGTTCGACTTTCTTCACATCTTCGCCCGCAGGGAGCTGTTCGGGGACGATACCCCGGCTCAAAAGCATATTGCGGACGGCGACGTTGTTATCGACATGCTCCTTTTCTATCGCCATCTGTCCGTGCAAATTCTTCTGCTCGGCATTTACAGAGGTCATTTCGGCGGCAAAATCTTTCGCTTTGATACCGATCGTCGGCAGAAAGTCGGCCAGCGGACGGGAATCGGGTGCACCGAGTTTGCGCTTTACCAATGCTGTATCAAGATGGAACAAAGCCCTATCCCCTTTCGACCGGATAATCGCAAAACCCCGGCTATCGACGCCGCGCTCATACAGGACGCCTGACAGTCGTTTTTCGGTTTCTGCCAGCTTCGCGCGAGCCTGCACCCGTTCGTAATCGAGGATTCTCTGCTGCACCAACTCCGCTCTACGGGTCTGCACAGCGAAATAGTTTTGTGCAAATGCGATCTGCGGCTTGCGGGGATCGCCGTTCTGCGCAATCAGGTAGCAGGCATAGCGGGTCAGCATATAATCATCAATCTCGCGCTGCGCACCTTTGGCAAGTTCGATCATTTTCCCGACGCGGGGAAAATGATCCTCGACATGCTCTCCTGCGTTTACACACGCATCCCGCGCCTTTTCGATTACATTGTAGAATTTTTCCCACTTCGAATAGCCGAGAAGCCCGCAAAGTTCTCGCGCACTCCAACATTCGATCCCCTCATACTCATTGGCGATAGATTCGAACTGCTCGAACAACTCCTTTATCTCTTCTGTTTTCATATATCCGACCTCTATTTATTATTCTTTTCTATAATCCCGATGAGCCGATCCATCTGCTCGTCCTTTTTTTCGAGCAGGGCGATGAATTTCTCCGACAGCGCATTGATCTGATTCGAATCACCCGATACCGCGATACCGTGATCCGTCGCTACCGTATTCCCGCTACCCTCATAGAAATAACAAACACTTTTGTTGGTAACACGGGCAATATCCTCGATCAACCCACTTTTGACATCCTCGGATTTCAGGGCACTATGCAGACGTTGATCCCCATTATGTCCGAGCATCCGCGCAACATCCGCAATTGTGATGCCCTCCGAGCGAAGTATGTCCTTTATCTTCTGTCCTGTCATATATGTTTGTATATCACAATGTTATTCTTATTCAAACGCAAATCCCAATCTATGCCAAATATTTTTCTTTGCAGAAAACAAAGAAATATGTTGGTTATCCAAACAAAAGTATTTATCTTTGCCCTTGCAATACGGGAAGATATTGACGCATCAATAAAATCCGTCGGGTGCAAATATATAAAAATAGTACCTAACAAGTGAATAATTATCGACGAAATATGAGCAGAACAGAGAAAAAATCATTTTTCGACCTCTATGCGGAGCAGAAAAAGAAGCCGACGCCCGCGCAGAATTTCATCGCCGAGATCGCTGCGCTCACGCATCGTTCCGAGAATACGGTCAAGATGTGGCTCTGCGGTCGGCAAGTCCCCGACGAGCTGACGCAGAGTATCATAGCCCGTCGCTACAACCTGAATATAAACGGCCTCTTCCCAAAATCGGAGGTGCAATCCAATGAAATATGAAAGCTCTGTTGAATTGGCGATACTACGTTCTGATGGTCGTCGGTATGATCGCCGTTATCGGGACATTCTCCGTCCCCATAGACGACCAGCCGTTCGGAGCATGGCTGCTCGCCCTGATAATCCCGAAGATCATCGGATTCGGGGCTTGGTATATCATCTTTCGGATGTGCGACTATTGGGACGCTCGCGGGCTGATTCCCGAAATGTCGAAAACGATGCAGGAGGAGGACGACACATGGGAGTAGAGGAAAGATTGGAACGTATCGAGCGGCTTCTACTTCTCGGTTCGAAAGAGGTGCTCAATACCTCGGAGATCGCCCTGTTGCTCGGCATATCCGAAAGCCGCGTGCGGCATTTGACGAGTGCAAAGAAGATTCCGCACTACAAGCAGGGCAACAAAATCTATTTCAGGAAAAAGGAGATCGAAGCATGGCAGCTTCAATCCCGCGTCCCGACCGACGATGAAATCCGCAGCAGGGGCACGACCTACGCCGTAACGCATAAATAGCAGAGATATGAACGACAACCCTAATATTCAGGAATCCGAAAGCCAATGCAAGCGCATACTCGCCTACTTGCTGAACGGCAGCCGGATCACGAGTCTCGAAGCATTGCGGCTCTTCGGGTGCATGAGACTCGCATCGCGCATCAGCGACCTGCGGAAAAGCCATCCCGAAATCAAGTTCAAAGCAACGAGGGTTGAGACGACGACGGGGAAAAGGGTCGCTCAATATTACATCGAGAGTATTCAGTAAACATTCAATTCAACGCAAATGAAAACGGTAATTATCAAAGAAATCCGGCTCCTCAATTTCAAGGGGCTGCGCGATCTGACGGTCGAGTTCGACCCTGCGCTCACGGAGATTTACGGGCGCAACGGCATCGGCAAAACTTCGATCTTCGACGGGTTCACATGGCTCCTGTTCGGCAAGAACAGCGAGGACAGAAAACAGTTCGGCATCAAGACCTACGACGAGGCCGGAAACATCATCCCGAAACTCCCGCACGAGGTATCGGCCGTCCTGCTGGTCGATGGCGAGGTCGTAACCCTCTGCCGTCGGTTCAATGAAAAATGGACGAAGAAACGCGGCTCGGCGGTCGAGGAGTTCGTCGGACATGAAGAGGAACGCCTCTACAACAACGTACCCTGCTCGGTCAAGGAGTGGAACGAGAAGATCGCCGCCATCTGTCCCGAACAGGTATTCAAGTTCATCACCAATCCCCTCTACTTCACATCGCAGTCGGTAGATACGCAGCGGTCGATGCTCTTCCGTATGGCCGGAGGTATCACCGACGAGGAGATAGCCGCCGGAAATGCCGATTTTGCGGCCCTCCTTGCCTCGCTCACGGGTAAGACGATGGAGGAATACAAGAAAGAGATCGCCGCGAAAAAACGCCGTCTGAAAACCGAAATCGAGGCCATCCCCGAACGTATCGACGAACGCCGCCGCGATGTGCCGGAGGCGGAGGATTGGGCGGCCCTCGAAGAAGAACTCCGCCAAAAACAAGAGGCACTCGCAAAGGTCGAGGAACAGATTAACGACGCATCGAAAGCCTATGCCGCCGCGAATGAGGAACGGCTTGCAACGGTGCGCAAAATCAGCGACCTGAAAAACGAACGGCTGGCCCTCGAACTCAAAATCAAGGACGAAGTACAGGCCCTCTACCGTTCCGACAAGGCCAAGCAGCGGGCCGCTGCCGAGGATTTGGAGCGGGCGAAGCGCGACAAAGCCGCCGCCGAGCGCGACCTCGCCAATGCCCGCCGAGAGGTAGAGGTATGCACCGATCGCCGCGCCGAGCTTATCAAGCAATGGCAATCAATCAATGCCCGCAAGCTCGTATTCGATGAGAACGAGTTTATTTGCCCGACCTGCAAGCGCCGTTTCGAGATCGAGGAGATCGAGAGCCGCCAGCAGGAGATTACCGAGAACTTCAATCGCCGGAATGCCGCCGACCTCGAAGAGAACAATCGTCGCGGCAAGGAGAACAAACTCCGCATGGAGGAGGTGAATCAATATATCAGCGAAATCGAGGAAAAGATCGCCGAGCAGGTATCTATCATCTCCGAAATCGAAATGAGCGGCATCCTCACGGCAAAACTCATCGAACCCGACGCCACCCCGACCATCGCGGCCAACACCGAGTATATAGCACTCGGAGAACAGATCGCAGAACTCGAAAAGGAAGTTTCGCAGCCCATAGCCGCCACAGAGGATGATTTTTTACGCGAGGGACGCGATTCTCTTACCGTCGGAATCGACGCGCTCAAATCGCGGCTGATGAAGCGCGAACAGATCGAGAAGAATAACCAGCGCATCGCCGAACTCGAAAAGTCTCTCCGGATGCAGTCGGAAGAACTCGCGCAGTTGGAGGGTATCGAGTTCACGATGGCAGCTTTCTCGAAAGCCCGCACGGAGGCCATCGAAAGCAAGATCAACGGGCTGTTCGACTTCGTGAAGTTCCGCCTCTTCGAGACACAGATCAACGGAGGTGAAGTGGAAACGTGCGAAGCAATGGTGAACGGCGTGCCGTTCTCCGATGCCAATACCGCAGGGCAATTCAACGCGGGTATCGACATCATCAACGCGATATGCCGTTTCGAGGGCATTTCCGCCCCGATTTTCGCCGATGGTTCGGAAAGCGTCAATACCCTGCATCCGACACAATCGCAGGTTATCCGCCTGTTCGTATCGCTCGACGACAAGCTCGTCATCAAGCACAACGGAAATCCGGCTCAACCGAAGAGCCTTTTCGACTAATAATCATTCACTTAAAATTCAACGCAATTATGAAAACCGAAGAACAGAAAAGCGCATTTATCCTCCGCGTGGAGGAGATGGTAAAAGAGATCGAAACGCTGATGCAGGAGGGGGGGGGCAATGAGAGGTCTTGCATCCTCCTCGTAAACGAGAAGCCGCAAGACAGCGACATGACGGCCCAATGTATAGCGATCATGGGAAGCGGCAAAAGGCTAATCGAAAGCATGGCCGCATTCATCGAACGGCCCAACATGGCAGAAGTCGTGTCTCTCAGTGCAAAACTCGCCGCTCTTAAAAAACTCGCAGAAAATTAACATTCAAAATCAACCTTACAATGAATCAAGCAATCGCAAAGCAGGATCGCCCCGTCGATCTGCTCAAAGCAACAATCAATGCTCCGTCAATACAGGAGCAGTTCAAGAACGCCCTCGGCGAGCACAAGGATACGTTCGTCGCATCGCTCATCGACCTCTATACGGGCGACAAATCCTTGCAGACCTGCAAGCCCTCGGCAATCATCATCGAAGCACTCCGCGCGGCAACCCTCCGCCTACCTCTGAACAAGGCCCTCGGTTTCGCCTACATCGTGGTTTACAACAACTCGGTAAAAGTAACCAACGAGCAGACCGGACGCGAGGAATGGATCAAAGTTCCGACGCCGACGTTCATCCCCGGCTACAAGGGCTATATCCAGCTCGCCATGCGAACGGGGCAGTACCGGACGATCAATGCCGATGTAGTCTATGAGGGCGAAGTCCGCAAGGTGAACAAGCTCACGGGAGAGATCGCTTTCGACGGCGAAAAGACCTCCGACAAGATCATCGGCTACTTCTGCTATTTCGAGCTGCTCAACGGCTTTTCCAAGACGCTCTATGTAACCGTCGAGGATATGGCCGCCTACGCCAAGCGGTATTCTCCCTCCGTGAAGAAAGAGACGACCGTCGCGCAGCTCATCGCCAAAGCCAACGACGGCATCATCGGCAAGAAAGTCGGATGGGAGGGCAACTTCAACGACATGGCTCTGAAAACGGTGATTCGCCGCCTGCTGTCGAAATACGGCTATCTCTCCGTCGAGATGCAGAACGCGATGGCTCACGATGTCGAGGATGAGGCCATGTCCAACCGCAACGACGCACTCGATAATGCCGCAGCGCAGACGGTCGATCTCTCGGCAACGGAATACGAGGAGGTCGATACGGAAACGGGGGAAGTCAAGGAAACCGGATCGGAGCAGGCCGCACCCGCTCCTGCACCTGAATACTGATCTGACGGCACGAGAGTATGATCTTGAAATGTTTGGGGAGTTCATCACGGGGCAACTGCTACATCCTCGAAGCAGCCGATGAAACTTTGATCGTCGAGGCGGGAATACCGATGCGCGACATCAAAAAGGGTCTCGGCTGGCAGCTCGGCAAGGTGGTAGGATGCCTCGTATCTCACCGACACGAAGATCATGCAAGGTCGTTGAACGACTTTCTCACCTGCGGCATCCGCGTACTGGCTCTCGCCGATGTATTCGACGCCGCCAATCCGAGAAATCGCGTATTCTGCAAGATAATCGAACCGATGCACGGCTACAAAGTGGGAGGCTTCAAGGTCTTCGTACTGCCGGTCGTCCACGATGTGCCATGCGTCGGGTTCGTCATCGAGCATCAGGAGATGGGACGCCTGCTTTTCATCACCGATACGATGATGCTGGAATACCGGCTGCCGAACCTGAATCACATCATGATCGAGGCGAACTACTCCGATGCAATCTTGCAGCGCAATATCGACAGCGGGCGGATGCCTCCCGCCATGCGGGGACGGCTGCTGGGTTCGCACATGGAATTGCAGACGACGAAAGAGATTTTGCGGACGACCGACCTATCGGCGGCAAATGAGGTGATTTTACTGCATCTCTCCGACGGCAACAGCAATGCCAAAGGATTCGCCGAAGAAGTACGGCAAATCGCCGGAAAACCGGCATATATCGCCCGTGCAGGATTGGAGGTCAATCTCGATAAAATGCCCTACTGATATGCGACCCGTGCCGAACGATATAGTTTCAACGCTGATCCGCTGCCTGCCGCAGATACTCGAAAACGTGCAGATAGACAGCGGAAATACGCGGCTCATCAATGCCGTAAGACTGACAAAAAGGATTATTCCACGATTAAAGAAAATTGAGAATGAAAAAAATACCAAACCCTAACGGAAACAAATTCGTCTTGCCAAAGGGATATACCGACCTCGGATGGCAACTCGATTTTAATGCTTCCGAACTAAAAAAATGTAGGGAAGCCGGGCATATCCGGCGGGAGTTCGATAATTCCAAATACCTGTATCGGTGTAACGATGTGGTATATATCTGCGATCAATGCAAGAATGTACACCATGTCGATATGAGTGATTAAAAAATCGAATGCAATGCTGATAGTAAAGCAGGACAAGACCCGCAAGGAGGAAGAGGGACAGATATTTGTCGAACTCACGATTTACCGTGATGTCAGGAATATCGCAGACTGCAACCGCCTCGGCTATTGGTGCGACAAAGCGCATCTGTCGCACTTCATCATGGAATGCGCGAAATGTTTTACGCAAGACGAATTAAAAAATATACTGAAAATGAACGGAAACAACATTTACATCGAGAAAAACAATCTGCTCGATGCCTACAAGAACGGCAATGCCGACAACAAGAAGATGCTCGAAAATCTCTTCGGCAAGGAGATGTTCCGCCCGAAGAACATCATGGAGCGGATCAAGACCTTTGATGACGCATTCAAGGAACTCGGCGAGAACCATCCGCTCGTAAAAGAATACCACAAACGGCATCTATTCCTCGAAGACGATTCGGATATTAGCTCCGATCTCGTAGCCTACCTCAAACTCCGCATCATTACCGCCGCTCTCAACGAGGGATGGACGCCGCAGTTTACCAAAGACGAATACCGCTACTATCCTTGGTTTTGGCTCTACACCAAGGAGGAGATCGCCAAGATGAACAAGGAGGAACGCAAGAAAGTTGTCCTGTTCGGCGGTCATGCGAATTACGGCTCGGCTGCCGGTTTTGCGTCTGCGGCTTCGCCTGGCACGCCCTCGTATTCGTCTGCGAATATCGGGTCTCGCCTTTGCTTCAAATCGTCTGCGCTGGCGAAATACGCCGGGGAACAATTCGCTGAAATCTACTTTGCTTTCGTGGGGAAATAGATGATGGGAGGATGGATAAAAATATATCAAACCATTCGGGAGCATTGGATTTGGGAACGGCCCCGCTATTTGAAGTGGTGGCTCGACCTGCTGATGCTCGCCGAATGGAAAGATAGCAAACGCCTTGTGAAGTCAGTCCTCGTCACCATCAAACGGGGACAACTGATCGCATCCGTCCACTACCTCCAAGAGAGGTGGGTGTATAAGGATGACGACGGCGTGAAACGTAGGCCATCCGAGCATACCATCCTCAAATTTCTATCTCTACTCGAAGCAGATCAGATGATAAGCCGCTCAAAACACCCCGTTACCCGTGCAACGATAATTGCGATAGTTAATTATGATGATTACCAGCAGAATAACGCGACGGGGTGCAACGGGGTGAGCAACGACCCCTGCAACGACGGGTGCAACGACCCCTGCACAGAAGATAAGAATAATAAGAATATAAAAGACAATAGAGAGGGGAAAAGTGGAAAAAGCGAAAAACGCTTTTCCCCGCCCTCTATTGAGGAGGTAGATTCTTATATCAGGGAAAAGGGTTATACGGTGGACGCCGAGCGATTCGTGAACTTTTACGAGAGCAAAGGATGGTATGTCGGCAAAAACAAGATGAAAAATTGGCGCGCGGCGGTGGCAACGTGGCAAAAAGAAGATAACAAACGCAATGGAATCAATCAACAAAGATCATGTGATAAACGTCGAGGGACTGAAGCGACTGCTACTCGGCCGGAAGACTACGAGGGGAAATTTTAAGTGGTCGGTGAGCTTGAAGCAGGCAACGGATATTCTGCTGGCAGCATATCAGGCGGAGGTCGAATATCGCCACCGCAAGTTCATCGAGGACGAGGCGACCAAAACCAATATCGAACGGCTGGCGGCATTCCTGATCCGCAACGATGCCAAGTTCGGGGTAATGCTCTGCGGCGTACCCGGAAATGGCAAAACAACCCTCCTGTATGCCTTTCAGTCGGCGGTGAATTGGCTTAACAATATAGGGCATTTCGAGGGCAAACGGGCCGGCATTCGGATCGTTGATGCAAAGGAGGTAGTCATGTTCGCAAAGGATTTCGAGGCATTCCGCGACCTGCGCAATATGCCGATGATCGCTATCGAGGATATGGGGCGCGAACCGATAGAGGTTCTCGACTATGGAAACGTCCTCAATCCGGTTGTCGATATGCTCGAATACCGCTACAATTTGCAGCTCTTCACGTTCATCACGACCAACCTCACAAAGTCGCAAATCCGCGAGAAGTACGGCAACCGCATCGCAGACCGATTCAACGAGATGCTCGAAGTCATCATTTTCAAGAATGAGACCTATCGGGATAAATGAAATTAAGGCGATTTGCCGCGAGTTTCAGGCAATGGTGATAAGATGGCCGGAGAATCCGAAATAATGCGGCATATCGCAGAAAACAGCGCAAAAACACAAAATTCAACGCAATGGGGACAGAAGTAAAATTAAAAACCTATCCGAGAAGTCGGAGCTACAAAGTCAGAGCGAAATTCGTCTTCGAGGGAACATTCGAAGTCAAAGCAGGTTCGCGTCAGATGGCTATTCAGATCGTGAAAAGCCAATGCGGGATGAACATGGGGCAAATTCACACTTGCTGTGCAGACGTAACCGACTGGAATTTCAGCTGTAACCCTACTCAAATTGTAAAATGATAGGCTATGACACAGCAAGATTTCGATTCATTACGATTCTGCGCTGGGATGTTGGCTGAATACGGAGGACATTGGTACAAAGTAATCTCATGCAATTTCCCTGAACGATTATTTGCCCTTTACGACGACGCAGGAATTGATGCAGACGACCCGATGTGGGTGCGCTGCGAAAATGTAACGCAAGTAAAATACGCTAACTTATGATTCACATCGGAGCTATTAGAAAAATCTTTCGGGGCTGGCGCATCCTGATCTGCGCATGGGTAGATGACAACAGCCCGCTGAAATCGCAGTTTTTCATGCTCTTTCGCGGCGACAACGGGAAAGAGTATATCAAGATCGGAAAGGGGTACGACCCCAAGACAGACACCTACCCGCGCATGGTCGTTACGCGCTGGTCGATTACCCAATATGTCGGGAAACGCCATTGGCAAAAATCCTTTGTGTGGTTCGGCCTCGGTAAATTCATGGACGGAGAGGATATGTAGTAATCAATAATTCAATGCAACTATGAACAAGAATAAAATCAATATCGAAATCACCGCTGACGGTTGGAAAACCGATGTAACGATCAACGGCAAAACCTACTCCGAACGATATATCGCAGAAAAGGGTGGCGCGGAGTGCGTCGAGGGGAACTTTGAAGAAGAAGATGAAATCCCCGAATCAATCTATGATAAACTCAATGACTTTTTCTGCTTCGACTGCCAACAGGCATTGGCGCAGTTTGAAATTGAAGAGGGAATCGAGGAGGAATAGTCATGGAGATCAAACCAAAATTTCAGTTCGTCGAGGGTAGTTTCGATACCCAACGGGTAAAACTACTCTGCATACCGGATGATAATCACGGACGGGTTGATCTCTGCATCAAAGACCCTGACTGCGGCTGGAATATCCCTATCGGCCAAATAAAGTTATTCAGCCGTGATTTGTACCGCGACTTCAAAGAGACATTACCCGACGCTACAAAACTCGGTGAAGAGATCGCGCGTCGATGGAATGAATGCGAAACCAAAAGATAAGGCGATATGAAACTGCTATACATCGACTTATTTTGCGGAGCAGGTGGAACCTCTACCGGCGTTGAAAACGCCCGATATGAGGGACGGCAATGTGCAAAGGTCATCGGATGCGTAAACCATGATGCAAATGCGATTGCCTCTCATGCCGCCAATCATCCCGACGCGCTGCACTTCACGGAGGATATTCGGATGTTGGAACTCTCCCCGCTGACGGCTCATATCGCCGAAATGCGGCGGCAATATCCCGATGCGTTCGTCGTCCTGTGGGCCAGCCTCGAATGTACGAATTTCAGTAAGGCCAAAGGAGGCCAGCCCCGCGACTCCGACAGCCGGACGTTGGCCGAGCATCTCTTTCGATACATCGAGGCTATCAACCCCGACTACATTCAGATCGAGAACGTCGAGGAGTTCATGTCGTGGGGCGACCTCGACGAGAACGGAAAGCCTATCAGCAAAGATGCAGGACGACTGTACCTGCAATGGGTGTCGAATGTCTGCGGGTACGGCTATCGATTCGCGCATCGGATTCTCAACTCGGCCGATTACGGAGCATACACCACTCGCCGCCGATTTTTCGGCATCTTCGCCAAAGGGAGCCTCCCGATAGTGTTCCCCGAACCGACGCACAGCAAGGACGGCGCGACGGGGTTATTCGGTCAGATGCAACGCTGGAAGCCCGTGCGCGAGGTGCTGGACTTCACGGATGAGGGCAAGAGTATTTTCGGACGTAAAAAACCGCTCGTCGATGCGACGCTGGAACGAATTTATGCGGGCCTGATAAAGTTCGTAGCCGGAGGCAAAGAGGCGTTCTTGGTGAAATGGAACTCGATGAGTAGCACGGGAAAGTATCACGCTCCGAGCATCGACGAGCCTTGCCCGACCGTCGCAACTCAAAATCGGCTCGGCATCGCGCAGGTAAATTTCCTCTCCAAGCACTACGGAGGCAGTCCAGCGGGCAAATGCGTATCGGTCGAGGAACCTGCGGGGACGATAACGACATGGGATCACCACTCGTTCATCACGGCATATTACGGCAACGGGCATAACCACTCCATCGACGCACCCGCGCCGACGCTGACGACAAGGGACAGGCTCGCATTCGTGGATATGCAGTACGGAAACGGAACGCCCTGCGGCATCGAAACCCCCGCTCCGACGGTAACGACCAACCCGAAGCACCAGCTCGTAACCTGCCGAATGAAGCAGCAAGGAGCCACAATCGCCGTAACCACTGATGACAGTCCAGCGATGGCAAAAATCAAGCGTTTCATGGCGTTGTACGGCATCATCGACATCAAGATGCGGATGCTCCGCATACCCGAATTGAAGCGGATCATGGGCTTCCCATCCGATTACGTCCTCGTCGGGACGCAGGCCGATCAAAAGAAATTCATCGGCAATGCCGTCGAGGTCAATATGGCACGGGTTCTCTGCGAGGCACTTTGCACGCAACTGATTAAAAACAATATAGCAGCATAACAATGGCAAATAAAATTGTAACCGCAATCATCGATCACGACATGGATTTTCTGATTCATTTTCAGAGAAACGTGATTAAAAATTGTTCCGTAGAGGGGATTGACCCTCGCGTGCTTTCGGCAATGCGGGATATTCTACAAGTCCTCGAAGCGGTAAAAGAAATCGGAGTTTTAACGGAATTACCAACAAAAGAAAGCTAACAATCATGATTGAACCTCAAATTTTATACGGCGTTACGTGCGACCGTTGCGGAGATACCCTCATCAATAGCAATGATAATAGTGCATGGTATGACCGCAGCACAGCGGAAGAAGAAGCATCCGAGGAGGATTGGCATTCGGTAAGCAGTCATCATTATTGCCCGAACTGCTATCGGGAAGACGAGGACGGGAATCGCATTATCAAAGCTCCTATCCCTCCCCATGTACAAAAGATCAACCGATTCATGAATCGGATAGCAAAATCCTTTCCCTGCCGCATTGTCGAGGAAGACGATCATTTCGCTCTGTATGGGAACACGCAGGACAGTAAGCAACTCGCCCCATGCGACGAAGAATGGGTACGATCCTACGCCACCGATAAACTCCTCGGTATTCAGATGATCGACAAAGGATGCGCGAATGCCGAATATATCATCCGATTACGCAAAGAATAGAACCATGAAAATCAACAGACAAATAAACGAATGTCATTGCTACAACTGCCGAAAATACGAAGAATGCCAAACCAAAGGCGTATTCGACGATGATCCGGGCTTCGACTTCTGCGTAAACTATGAGGATGTGAGCTATCCCGATGACGATAACGATGAAAACGATTGAGCCATGAAAAGCGAAAAAGCAAAGGAATACATTACACATGCCACGTGTACGGCACAAGAGTATGCTGAAAGATTCGGAGGGCGCGAGTTGGTCGTGTCAAGATGGGATGTGTCTACCGCTATCGAACTTGCCGAGCAGGATGCCGAGATGCGAATGCGTGAGAAAGCGATTAAAGCGTATTGCAGCGAATGTGCATGCTATGAAACGGGGGCCTGCGCATTAGACCCCGACAAATGTGCGACAAAACTACTTTTTGTCCAAAACATGACCGAGGAATGAAAAGTCAGAAAGCAAAAGAATTTATAGACGGGTGCATGGCTCATCTCACAGTAGAGATGAGCGACCACGCCAAATGGCAGCTCCGGGCGGCAATGACCCATGCGGCCGAACTCGCCGAGCAAGAAATGGAGGGATTCTACACCTGCTGGATCGACCCGAAAGACTTCATGCCCGAAGCGAATAAGAATGTCCTCGTAAAATGTTCCAGCGGGGAGATTCAGACCGATTTCTATGCGCCTGAATTGGGCGGATTCTTCATCGAACACTCAACCCACGCCAAAGTCACCGGCTGGCGCGAAATGATGTAGCGATATGGGAATGCGAGGGACACGGGGAGGAACCCCGACCAAACCGAAACACACCGAGGAGAGCATCCAGCAGGCGTTGTATTGGAATCATCCAATTCTGACAAAACCCGCTTTCGAGATGGTCGGCTTCATCTTCTATGCGTGGGAATCCGATTATTTGGCAATCTCCAAAGCCGGATACGTGTACGAGTGCGAGATCAAGATCAGCCACTCGGATTTCCTGAATGAGGCAATCCATAAGCAGAATAAGATGCGCATCTTACAAGGGTTATCCGCCTCGGATGGAACAATTGACGATCGACGACCGAACTACTTTTGGTATGTCTGTCCGGAAGGGATCATCTCCGAGGCTGAATGCCCGAAGTTCGCAGGGCTGATGTATATCACCGATTCGGGCACATTCCGCTGCATCAAGTCCGCTCCATGCCTCCACAAGGCCAAGTACGACACGCAGGCCGATTTGCTCCGGCGGGATATGCGGGATAAGTTCTACTATGCAATGTGGAATTGGATTCGCCGCTATTGGCGCAACATCGGCAAGGCGAAAGATATTGCCCCGCAGACCGCTGCCGCATACGAGCGGGCATTGGATAAGCAAGTCGAAGAGGTTGCCGACCTGAAATATCGGCTTTCTTCTCTGACGCAATGGCGCGACATTCAGGCCGACCCGAAATGGGGATTTGCCACCGATGACGCCATAGATGAGATATTTCGCAATCTGCCGCGTCTTGTCAGGGACAAACGGGATGGGAGCATCGAACTCATCGACTACGATAATGCCGCCGAATGGCGCGGCGATTTAGAGCGCAAACCGAGCCTCTACCAATGGCTACCAATTAACGGAAATACACTATGAAAGACATAGAATTATTCAACGATCATTTTCAAAATTTCAAGGCATACGGCATCCCCAAAGCGCAGCTTATCATCGCCGATGTGCCGTATAACCTCGGTGCGAATGCCTATGCCAGCAATCCGGCATGGTATGTTGATGGCGACAATAAGAACGGCGAGAGCGCACTCGCAGGCAAGCAGTTTTTCGACACCGACAAGGATTTCCGGCCTGCGGAGTTCATGCACTTTTGTAGTCAAATGCTTCGTAAGGACAAGCCTATCAAAGAGGAGAAATCCGAGGGGGGGGGAAGATCGAAAGGAGGCGCGGCCTGTATGATCCTTTTCTGTCCTTTCGAGCAGATGCACTATTATATCGAACTCGGACAACGATATGGACTGAAACGCTACATCCCGCTCGTATTCCGCAAGGATTTCTCCGCGCAGGTACTCAAAGCCAACATGAAAGTCGTCGGCAACTGCGAATACGGATTGATTCTCTACCGCGACCGCCTACCGAAATTCAACAATGACGGGAGGATGATATTCAACTGCTTCGATTGGGTACGCGATACAGATACGCCGAAGATCCACCCGACGCAGAAACCCGTTCCCCTGCTGGAACGCCTGATCGAGATATTCACCGACAAAGGGGATGTAGTCATCGACCCGTGCGCAGGAAGCGGAACAACCCTGCTCGCGGCTGCCAATATGGGCCGAAAAGCATACGGATTCGAGATCAAAAAGGATTTCTGTGCCGAGGCAAGAGTAAAGGTATTACCAAGAATTTCAAAATCGCTATTCGTATGAAAAAGATTTTGGATGCTTGCTGCGGCAGTCGGATGTGCTGGTTCGACAAAGACAACCCCGATACGGTCTTCATGGACTGCCGCAGCGAGGAACATACCCTTTGCGATGGGCGCAGATTGGAGATCAGGCCCGATGTCGTCGGGGACTTCCGCAAGATGCCGTTTCCCGATAATTCGTTCTATCTCGTCCTGTTCGATCCTCCGCATCTGAATAACCTCGGCGAATCGTCATGGCTGGCGAAAAAATACGGTCGCCTCCTCCCCTCATGGGAGGATGACATCCGGCAAGGATTCGAAGAATGTATGCGTGTTCTCAAACCGAACGGAACGCTCATCTTCAAATGGAATGAGCAGCAGATACCCACCGCGCGGATCATCGAGATCATCGGACAAAAGCCCCTATTCGGGCATACGTCCGGCAAAGGCGGCAAAACGATATGGATGTGTTTCTTAAAAAACGAGAAATCGAATGAAACGCACCTATGAGATTCAGGTCTGCATCCCGTCCGGATGTCGGCTGGTTGGATGCAAGACTGACGGAGATATTGCCGTCGTAATCTTTGAAGATGTCAGCGGCCCCGAAATCCGGCAAATCGGATTCATCCGAGAGCCTACGGGAGAAATTGAAGATGAAGATAATGAATAACTCACAAAACGAATAAAACATGACGAGACCCTGCAAATGCGGCGAATGCGCCTTTTTCAAGAATGAAGATGCAAACGGCTACGGACATTGCATCATCACTCTGAATCAATACCGATGCGACGACCTCTGCAAATTCAAAGAGGATCATATGTCGGACGTGGAAACCCTACGAGCACTACATCATTACCAAAAATGGAGGCGCGGCGGGAACGGGAGGCCGCCGCATCCCTTTGTCGTCGGTCAGACGATAGACAATGCGATCCGCGCTTTGCGCCGCATAACCAAAGACACCCCGAAATTCTAACTCAAAACATCTATCATCATGTGGTTTACAACAAAAGTTCGTTATGAAAAGACGAGAGAGAACGGTTCTCTGAAAACCATCACGGAGCCGTATTTGGTCGATGCCCTTTCATTCACGGAGGCAGAGGCCCGCATCACCAACGAGATGATGCCCTATACGTCGGGAGCATTCTCGGTATCGGCCGTGAAGCGCAGCAACATCTCGGAAATCTTTTGGGATGAGAACGGCGATCACTTCTACAAGGCCAAGATCAACCTCATCACGCTCGACGAAAATACGGGCGCAGAGCGCAAGAAAGCGATCTATATCCTCGTACAGGCATCCGACCTGAATCAAGCCGCCAAGAACCTCGCCGAGGGTATGAGAGGTACAGTATCGGATTATGAGGTCGCCTCCATCGTCAAGACCCCGATTGTCGATGCCTATAAAATCGCCGAGAAATGAACGCGCGGCAATTCTTCGACAAAGTAGCTCTCATGCGGAAGCTGCAAAAGGAGTATTTCCGCACTCGGTCGAAAACCGCGCTCAATCAGAGTAAGGCGGTCGAGCGGGAAGTCGATGCCGAGATTGCGCGGGTGCATGACGCGCTCGGCACTCCGGCGACCAAGCAACCCGAACAACGGAACATATTTGAGGAGGGCGCATCATGGTAGGGCTGGCAGAGGTATTCATGGATTTGGAGCGGGTCATAAATTCCCTGATCTCATGGGTATATCAACGCCCACAATGCGGATGGGGTTATATCGAAACCCGCCGTCCCTGCAAAGGTTATCCGAAGAGGTCGTTTTGGCAGCGAATACGCTCGAATCCGATGCGACGCAATTACCATTAAGGCCGACAGTAGATAATGTAAAATACCCGCATTTCCGCGCGAAATAGCAATAAGTTTTGAATCATGGAAACAACCTACAATAAAGACATAGCTCATTGCAGCGGCTATTGCTGCCTGTTGAGCGACCAATGCCGGAGGTATCATCTCTTCCGCGCATGGGAGCGGCGTAAATTGCCGCCCGCTCCGTTTATTATGGCATGCTTCGATATGGATACCGAAACATGCCCGAATTTCCTCCATTTGGAACAAACGACACCACGAAAAATGGAAAAGAAGAAAATCGTCATCACCTTGTCGCGGGTGTTCCCGACGACGCATAGCCGGAAAGGCCAGCCGACTGGCTTCAAGGAAAAGCTCGCATCAGGCTGTAAGTTGCATACCATCCGAGGCAATTTCGACCAATGGAACGCCATCGCGGAGAAGATGCAACGGGGCGGCTATTGCCTCTCGATCCGCCAATGGTCGGGACGCCCGTACAACTCGCCGCAGGTAGAAATTGCCCACCTCGACCAGCCTATCGGCATCCAGCGGATAGAGCTGCATTATCATAGCGAAAACGATACGATCACCGCCCGCATCGACGGTCGGGAATGGATCGACGCGGACTGCTATGAAATCGCCAAAAACGACGGACTGAATACAACCGACTTCAAAGAGTGGTTCTTCGGCCGACACCCGAAAGGGGATAAAGTTTTTCACGGCGTCATCATCCATTTCACGGATTTTCGGTATTGATATGAGGCATCAGGAAAGCATCATCCAGCAGACCTGCGTCCGTTGGTTCCGAATGAAATACCCGCAGCTCGCCTTGCTCCTCTTCGCCGTCCCGAACGGCGGGGCACGGCTTCGATCCGAGGCGGCGATCATGAAAGCCGAGGGAACGATGAAAGGCGTCGCCGACCTCCTGCTCCTGTTCCCGGCAAAGCGGTTTCACGGCTTATGTATTGAGATGAAGACCCCGACGGGCCGACAGCAACCATCGCAAAAGGCATGGCAGGAGCGGGCGGAATGGGCCGGATACAAGTATGTCATCTGCCGCTCTTTTGACGAGTTCATGGCCGAAATCGACGCTTATTTGAAGTAAACTTTATTTTTTTTGCCTTAATAGCTACCTATTAGGTACTATTTTTATACCTTTGTGGTATCTATCTTAAAAATGAACAGTTATGAGTAAAGAGAACAAGCCTCTGAAAGCCATCGACGCCGACTTCGTCTCGCTGGAATTGGATCGGTTGGAGCTGAACGAGGGTCAGCTCGACGGCCTCCCCGCGAATCCCCGCGAGATATTGGAGACGAAGCTCGACCTTCTGAAAAAGGATATTCAGGCATACCCCGAACTGATGAAATACCGTATGCTGCTGGTATATCCGCTCGACAACGGCAAGTATATCATCATCGGCGGCAATATGCGCTATCGAGCCATGCTCGACCTCGGCTACAAGGATGCCCCGTGCGTCATCATCCCGAAAGAAACCCCCATTGAAAAGCTGAAAGCCTACACGATTCTCGATAACTCCGGCTTCGGTCGGTGGGAGTGGTCGATGCTGGCGAACGAATGGGACGCCGATGCTTTGGCCGCATGGGGCCTCGATCTGCCGATGAATGAAAGCGAGATCGACGTAGATAGCTTTTTCGACAAGCTTGACAAGGAGGCCGAGAAAGACAAGGGCGAGAAGATCACCGTCTCGATTCCCGATGAGTATGCCGACCAAAAGGAGGAGATCAAATCCCGTATCGAGGCAACGCTCATGGGCGAGTTCGAGGGCATCAAGATCAAGTGATGAAAATCCATCTCGCAGGCAACAATCCCTATCCGGGCATAATCCTGATCCGCTTGTATGAGAGCTGGATCGGCGAACGTCTCGGAAAATTCGGGGGGGGGTATTTAACGACCTGTATTTCAGAGTATTTGAATAGAATACCTCTTAAAGAGATTAACAAGGATGCTATGAGGATATTTCTTGCCGGAGGAATTTCAGGCAACCTCCGCGAATTTTGGCAAAAGGTTATGAAAGTTTACTGTGCATCGCCCAACAGCCGCAAAGAAGTCATCGAAGCGATGAACAGCTTTCTCGCGGGCGACAAGGACAAAATAATGCGGGAATCCATCTACGGAGCGGACTTCTTCGTCGGGGACGGGGATAGCACCCTATCAGGTATCAATGTCCTCGAAAGCTACTACTACCTGCGGAAGAACGAGGATTTCATGCCTCTCGTCAGGCATTTCGGGTTATTCCTGCTCGATAGCGGGGCTTATACGTTCATGGCCGGTTCCCACAAGGGCGGCTGTGATTGGGATGCCTATGTATCGGAGTATGCCGACTTCATCAACCGCTTCGACGTAAAACTCTTTTTCGAGTTGGATATTGACAGCGTCGTCGGGCTGGCGGAGGTCGAGCGGTTGCGGCACAAGCTCGAAAGGATGACGGGCAAGAAGCCCATCCCCGTATGGCACAAGAACCGAGGCAAGGAGTATTTCGTCAAGATGTGCGAGGAATACCCCTATGTCGCCATCGGAGGCATCGTAACGAAAGAAATTCCCCGCAAAGTCTATGAGACGGCGTTTCCGTGGTTCATCAACACCGCCCACAAGCACAAGGCGAAGATTCACGGGCTGGGATACACCACCGTCGCCAACCTGCAAAAGTATCGGTTCGATTCGGTCGATAGCACCGCATGGCTCTACGGCAATCGCGGCGGCTACATCTGCAAGTTCAACCCGCGCACCGGATTGATGGAGCAGATGAGCAAAGAGGGATGCAGGCTCAAATCGAGAGAGGGCGCGGTAAACAACTTCAACGAGTGGGTCAAGTTCAGCCGATACGCCGAAAAATTCCTGTAATTCCGATTCTTACTTAAAAAGCAACAAGGATATGAAAGATTCTGTCATCATCGTATCGGGAGGCATGGATAGCATCACCCTCCTGCATGAAAAGGCCGAGGAAATCGCATTGGCCGTAACGTTCGACTATGGGAGCAACCACAACAAGCGCGAGGCCGAGTGCGCCGCGCGGCATTGCCAGCAGCTCGGCATCGAACACATCATCATCCCGCTTGCATTCATCGGTCAGTATTTCAAATCCTCGCTTTTGGAGGGCGCGGACGCCGTGCCGGAGGGCCATTATGAGGCCGAAAACATGAAATCGACCGTCGTGCCGTTCCGCAATGGCATCATGCTTTCTGTGGCCTGCGGGCTTGCCGAAAGCAGAAAGTTGAGCAAGGTACTCATCGCCAATCACGGCGGCGACCATGCGATCTATCCCGATTGCCGCGCGGGATTCGTGCATTCCATGTCGGAGGCCATGCGGCACGGCACCTACATCGGGGTACAGATCGACGCGCCCTATACAGGCATCAGCAAATCCGACATCGCCCGCATCGGCAAACGGCTCGGTCTCGACTACTCCACGACCTACTCCTGCTACAAGGGCGGCGAAAAGCATTGCGGCAAGTGCGGGACATGCGTCGAGCGCAAGGAAGCCCTCCGAGATGCCGGAATCGAAGATACGACGGAGTATGAAACGGAATGACGCCAATCTCATCACGCTGAATGTCGTGTTTGTCGTGTGCCTGATCGTGGCGAACGTCGTTACGAGCAAGGTTCTCGATACCGGCATCCATATCGGCGGGGTTCCGATTCTCATTCCGGGCGCGGCTTTGACCTATGCCATGACTTTCCTATGTACGGATGTCATCGGCGAGATATGGGGCAAAAAAGAGGCGAACAAGGCCGTTATCAGGGGCTTTGTAGCCCAACTTGTCGCCCTCGTCCTGATTATCCTGACGATGTATCTCCCCGCCTATGACGAGGAAATGCAACGGGCCTACCGGATGCTGCTCGGTCAGACGCCGGTATTCGTATTCGGGTCGCTGGTCGCCTATCTATGCTCCCAAAGCTGGGATGTATGGATATTCCACAAGATACGAGGACGGTTCTGCGGCAATCCCAAACGGCGGTGGATATGGAACAACGCATCGACCCTGACCTCGCAGATCATCGACACGGCGATTTATATCTCAATCGCATTCGGCATCGGTCTCGGATGGTTCATGCAGGAGGGCGGCATGATGCTCGTCCTCGGCATGGTCATCGGGCAATACCTGCTCAAAGCGGGGTTGGCTCTATGCGACACGCCGTTTTTCTACCTCTTAACTCGCAAACATCAAGAAGAATAGCAATGTATTACGTTTCCAAACGAATGGAGATCGCGGGAAGCCATCGGCTGACCCTCTCCTACAAAAGCCAATGCCAGCAGTTGCACGGCCACAACTGGGTCGTAACGGTATTCTGCAAAGCAAAAAAACTGAATGCCGACGGAATGGTCTGCGATTTCAAGCGGATCAAGGACAAGATTCACGGCTATCTCGATCACGGCAACTTCAACAAGCTGCTGCCGTTCAATCCGACGGCCGAGAACATTGCCCGATGGATCGTCGAGCAGATTCCCGAATGCTACAAGGCGACGGTGCAGGAAAGCGAGGGCAACGTCGCAATCTATGTCGCGGACACCAACAAAGACGAGGAGGGCGCATTATGAGGGTAAACGAAATTTTCTACTCGATTCAAGGCGAGGGCCGCTATACCGGCACTCCGGCAATCTTCATTCGCCTTGCAGGATGCAATCTCCGCTGCAATTTCTGCGATACGGAGCACCAGCCCTACCAAGACCTCACCGAAGAGGAGATCATGCGGCAAATCGCCGATTTTCCGGCCTCGCACATCGTGATTACAGGAGGAGAACCGATGTTGCAGATCACGCAATCGCTGATCCATCGACTACGCAACGGAGCGGGCAAGTTCGTACAGGTGGAAACCAACGGCACGATCCCGATCAAATGCTATCTCCCCGTCGATTGGATCACCTGCTCGCCGAAATTCGACTTTTGCCCTCATGCCGAGCTTCGGCTCCAACGCATCGACGAGCTGAAAGTCGTATATCAAGGTCAGGATATGACGGCATACGACGGCATCGAGGCCAAAGAGTACTACTTGCAGCCCTGCGATTTCAAGGACGAGGCACGGAACGCGGAAAACCTCGCGGCAACTATCAACTACATCAAATCACACCCGAAATGGAAGCTATCACTCCAAACGCAGAAGATATTATCGGTGCGCTGAAAACGCTCATCCGCGCCATCGGCGAAGACCCCGACCGCGAGGGCCTGATCGGTACTCCCGACCGCATTATGCGGATGTGGAAAGAGATATTCCGAGGCTACGATCCGGCGCAGAAGCCGAAGATCACCACATTCGCCAATGAGGAGGGCATGTCGGATATTGTGTTCGACTGCGGCGACTACTATTCGATGTGCGAGCATCATATCCTGCCGTTCTTCGGCCGGTATTACTTCGCCTACATTCCCAGCCCGAAAGGGCGTATCCTCGGCATCAGCAAAGTCGCCCGCGTGGTCGGCTATTGCGCCGCCCGCTTGCAGTTGCAGGAGCGGCTGGCGCGGGACATTGTGCAGATGCTTTCCGAGGCTCTGAATAACGAGGCTCTCGGCTTCGCTATCGTGATGAAAGGGCAACACCTGTGCAAGACGATGCGAGGAGTGCGGAATGACGGCAAGATGTCCGTAGCGCATTTTACGGGCGTCTTCAACTTAAACTCCGATCTACGCAAGGAATTTTACAAACTCATAGACCTGAACAGCAATGGCTAAATACAATGCGGCCAAAATCGAGGAGTGCGAGGCATGGGTAGCCGCTCACGGCCTGATCGACTACGGCGGAGCGAAGCTGAAAGAGTTTGTCCGCGAGATGGGGATCGACGAAAAGACCTACCGCCTATGGATGAAAGGCAAACCGCAGTTCAAAGAGGTCATCGAGCGGGCAAAGGAGGTTTTCAAACAGAACCTCACCCACGATCTCGCCATCTCGCTATCCAAAGCCGCCAAAGGGTATGAGCATGAGGAAACCGAGCAGGAGTTCCGCGTCGGAGCGGACGGACAGCCGACTCCGTTCAAGATGAAGAGGAAGAAAATCCATGTGCAACCGAATATCGGAGCCGCGATTTTCCTCCTGACGAATCTCGATCCCGAACACTATCAGAACAGGCAGCGCAACGATATAATGCTCAAAAAGGACGACGAAAAACCGATGACACTCGATGAAATCAATGCAGAAATCGCACGACTTGAAAAGTTTGAGGATAAGGCGGATAAATAATGAGATCATCTACAATCGAGGTACGCGAACAGTTGATGAGGTTGAAGCGCGAGAAGTTGAAACTCGAAGCTCCGACCTCCTTTTCGCGTTTCCTCGGTTATAGCAATCCGAAATATGAGTTGGAGTGGTTCCATAAGCTCATCGCGGATCATTGCCAAATGCTGTTGGAGGGCAAGATCAAGAACCTGATGGTTTTCATGCCCCCGCAGCACGGAAAATCGGAAATCATCTCCCGTAATTTTCCCGCATGGGCACTCGGACAAAACCCCGACCTGAAAATTGTCGGCTGTTCCTACTCCTCCGACCTCGCGCAACAATTTTCGCGCTCAATTCAGAGGACGATAGACAGCAAGGAGTATCAGGCAATATTTCCCGCTACCTACCTCAATGGCTCGAATACCCGTATGGATGCACGGGGCTATTTGAGAAATATTGACCTTTTCGAAATGGTCGGCCATCGTGGTTTTTACAAAGCGGTCGGCGTAGGAGGTTCTTTGACAGGTACACCCGTCGATATTGCGATCATCGACGACCCGGTAAAGGATGCAAACGAGGCAAACTCCATCACTTACCGACAGCGGGTGTGGGATTGGTACAACACCGTCCTTTCGACCCGTCTGCACAATAATTCGCGGCAGCTCTTCATCATGACGCGATGGCATGAGGACGAACTCGCCGGACGCCTCCTCAAAGCCGCGCCGCAGGCCCGCGTGGTGGGCATCGACCGGGATGCGGAAGAACTCGCCATGGC